CCACCACAAGCTATGCCAGATATATTCAAGCGTGATTGTGCTATACACGCTTACTGGTTATACTACGTGTATGACAAAAAACATATAGCGCATAACGAAGAATCATTATATGATACTGAATACATTAAAAATACTTTTGGTTACAGCGACGATTTATCATGCTACGCCGGAGCAGACGGATAGTACTCCGCACATTACGGCTAGCAACAAAATAATAGATCTTGGTAATCCACAGAAACATAGATGGATAGCTGTATCAAGAGACTTAGAAGCTAAGGGTTTAACATTTGGCGTAAAAGTCAAAGTTACCGGAGCTGGTGATCTTGACGGTATATGGACCGTACAAGATAGAATGAACCGCAGGTGGTTATCACGTATTGACTTTTTAGTCAATAAGGATATTACAGGTGGTAAATGGGAAAATGTCAGAGTCGAAATAATCGACGATGACAATAGGTTATAAGATATAATTAGTAATAGGCTAATGTCACACGATAGAAATATAAAATGGTTAAATGACAGGCGCATCGTATATAGAAGAGATCCTATAAATGACGTACCTACTATTGAAACCAAACAGTATAAATACTACGAAAATGGTACGTATGAGTGTTATCACTTGTTTAATAGCAAGGCTAAGATAACTACATACAAATCATTGAAGTGGCACATGCTTGTATTGTATTATCTTAATGAACATGTAGATTTAAAACATGTTTTTAAATTTATAGCCGATAAACAAAACGGTTTTGTTACCTTCTTCATTAAACAGCGATTACTAGATGAAATGATAGAAGATGTATTAAAACAGGGTGGCGATCCACCCGCAAACAAGCTACGCAAAGTAGTATTTAAAGACTATTCAGGTTTAGACTTGAGTGGTAAATTAAAAATTGTAGGTCAATTAATAGGTAGATCAAGCATAGATAAAGAAATGATATACCAAGCTATGTTAGACTTAAACGACTGGGGTAAGAAAATTACTATTAGTCGTATTGCTGGTTTACTTAATTGCTCTACAAGAACAATACATCGCCATATGTGTGATGATTTAAAACAAGAAAAACAATTGATGAATGAAGAAGTATAATTTAGATAATTATATAAGGTACAAAAACGAAGTGCAAGAGTTAACATCTAGATTACCAGAAATAACAGACGGTAATTATACTGTGTACGATGACAAACAAATGGTAACTTGTTTTTTACCGCTAGTAGAGAACGTTGCAAGGAAGTTTTCAACTAGTCAACAAGCCTCAGGTGTAATGACTATACTTGATCTGATACAAGAAGGTAACGCTGGTTTAACACTAGCCGTTGGCAAGCTTGACAGATCTTTGTTGTTAGAATCTGAAGACCAAGAAAAAACTTTAAAATCATTTTTCTCAAAACGTATCAAAGGTGCAATACGTAGAGCAGTAGATATTAATCGTGGTAACATGAGAATACCTGAACATAAGCTTAATGAAATACGTAAGAATTTTGGTCACAATAAGAAGATGGTTGAAATGTTTTTCAATAGTATATTTTTAAGTATTGATGAAAAGCAAACAGATGTTAATGAAGACTGGGCTGCTCAGATACCTGACAAGTCAGAGCCTTACAATGTCGGCATGTTAAATCAATATCTAAAAGGTTTACTTAAAAAACATCTAAACAACAAAGAGTACGAAGTGTTACGTATGAGTTATGGTTTAGATTGTGATAAGCACGATGCTAAGACAATAGCTAGTAAACTAGGTATACAAGGTAGTAGTGCTTATGTACGTGTTTCGCAGTTAAAAAAGCAAGCAGTACAAAAGCTTATTGATAATGTAGATTACACGCAAGTGCTTGATTATCTTTAAGTTATAGAGTGAACAATTAGTTAAATAGCGTTCACCAATGTGTAATTATAAGTATAGACAATTTAATTTTATTATATGACTTTACAACAAAAACTGGCTCAGATTCAAACTGAGCTCAAGGCTAAAAAGAGTAGATTTAATTCTTTCGGTAAGTACTATTTCCGTAGTGCCGAAGATATACTTGAATCAATAAAGCCTTTCTTACTAAAGTACAATGTAACCGTTACTGTTAATGAAAAGTTAATAGCAGATACTAACGGTGTTCCAGTACTAAAATCAACAGCTACAATACACGACGAAAAAGGTATGACGTTATCAACGTCTGCTATAGTCGGCGTAGACTTAATGCAAAAGGGTATGCAAACTCCACAACAGTTTGGTAGTGCATCGTCCTATGGTAAGAAATATGCTTTAGGTAATTTGTTTCTTATTGATGATACTCAAGACAGTGATGCTACAAATAATCACAAGTCTGACTTCGATATGGATGCAGCTAAAAAGTATATTAAGTCTGGCGGTACGTTAGATGCGATAAAGAAAAAATATAAACTTACTCCTGAACTAGAAAAAGAACTAACACTGTAGTATGACAAAAGAGGAGATCCTGAAAAAACTACGTAATGATGAAGATTATTATGGAGATTTTGGCAGGAAGTTTTTAAGTGCTTCTGATATTGGTGTGTTGTTAAAAAACCCATTAGCTTATGGTCAGCCATCTAAACAGACTTCAGCGTTTTTAGTAGGTAGTTATTTTCATACAGCTATACTTGAGCCGGATAAGCTTAAGAAGTTTAAGATAATACCTTCATCAACTAGAAATACTAAAGTATACAAAGAGATGTCTGAAGGTGAGTTATGTTTATTACAACACGAAGTTGATCACATTGAACTTATGACTGAGAAAATTATGACCAACGAAGTTTGCAAAAATTTAATCCAAGGTACTAAAGTAGATTACGAGGTACCGGGTGTTGCCAAACTAAATAAATATACCTGGAAAGGTAAGGCAGACATAGTTAATCATGATGACAAAGTTATAATTGATTTGAAGACAACTGCTGATATAAATAAATTCAGATCAAACGCGTTTAGGTATAATTACGATAGTCAAGCATATATATACAGTCAATTATTTGGCTATGAAATGATATTCTTAGTTATCGATAAAACAACGCACCAAATAGGAGTATTTGACTGTTCGGCGGAATTTTATGCGTCAGGACAAGACAAAGTTAGTAGAGCAGAAGATGCTTATGAGCTGTTCTACAAAACTAAGGATTTTAATCCACAACAATATTTCATAAGCAAAACACTTTAATTTAATAATATGGCAAGAACAAGAAAGAGAACATGCGACGTAACAGGCATGACAACAAGCGTTAACAATTTTTACACTAATCAATCACATGTAAAAGCTGTTGATAACTTAAGAAGAACAACTGGTGCTACTAAAGCTCAGATGACTAGAATGTTTAACCAATTAAATGCTTATTAATTATGGCAGGAATTATTAAAACAAGTATTAACTTATCAGAAATACCTAAAGATAAAATTATCACAGGTAAGAAAGGTAAATACTTACCAATTAGTATCTCTGTTAACGACGAACCTGATCAATTTGGTAATCAGGGTCCAGTTATCGTAGATCAAAGCAAGGAAGAAAGAGATGCTAAAGTAGCTAAAACTTACCTTGGCAACTGTAGAGTTGTTTGGACAAACGGCACGTTCCCAGAACCTGTTGGTAATCCACAAACAGACAACTCTGTAAACGTACAGCAACCAGTTGCGGCTGTAAAAGATGATTTACCATTTTAAATATTATAAATGCAAGTAGAAGATAAAGAGATCAATGGATTTTTGATTGATGAGTTCAATCAATATAACCTTGAAGTGGGTAAAACACAGGGGATTTGTCCTCTGTGTTCTCACACAAGGAAACCCAAGAACCAGAAGCTTAAATGCTCTAGTTATGATTGGGAACGTGGTCTCGGTACTTGCCATAACTGTAATACAACTTATCAACTACACACTTACAAACGTAAGGGAGCTAGTGAACGTGAATACGTACGTCCTGGTTTTTCAACTAAGACACACAAAGCTCCTAGTAGTAAAGTTATAGAATGGTTTAAGTCTAGAGGAATATCTCAGGATACTTTAAATGACCTAAACGTCTCTGAAGGTCCTGAGTTTATGCCTCAAACTGGTAAAACTGAGAACACAATTAAATTTAACTATTTTATAGGTAACCAACTTATTAATATTAAATACCGTGACGGTGCTAAAAACTTTAAGTTATATAAAGGTGCTGAAAAAGTATTTTACAATATAAATAGTATCGTTGGTCATACAACCTGTGTTATAGTTGAAGGTGAAATCGATGCGTTATCATTGCACGAGGCTGGTATAAGAAACGTTGTATCAGTTCCAAACGGTGCTACATTAAATCACAATAACCTAGATTATCTAGATAACTGTATAGATTATTTTGAAGACAAAGAAAAAATAATACTAGCAGTTGACGCAGATGAACCTGGCACTATGTTAAAACAAGAGTTTATACGTAGGCTTGGTGCTGAAAACTGTTATCTAGTTGATTTTAACGATTGTAAAGACGCAAACGAATATTTAGTAAAGTATGGCAGCAACGAGCTTGCTAATGCTATACACAGCGCAACGCAAGTTCCGCTAGAAAATGTAACTACATTAAAAAACATTGAGAATGATCTTAAAGATTTTGTTAAACATGGTTTCAAACCTGGCTTCCAAATTGGCCTCAAAAATTTCGACGAAGTATTCAGCACTTATACTGGACAGTTTATTACTGTTACTGGTATCCCTAGTAGTGGCAAGAGTGATTTTGTTGATCAAATGGTTGTAGGCTATAACAAGATGTATGGTTGGAAGACAGCATTTGCTAGTCCTGAAAACCAGCCAATTTACTTACATGCCCATAAACTTATGCGTAAGACATGGGGTGATATGCCTAATCCAAGTGATATTGGCAGTGGTAAATGGAAAGAGGTATCTGATCATGTTAATGACAACTATTATTTTATTGACATGGATAAATATAGTTTAGAGTCAGTACTACGTAAAGGCGCTGAGCTAGTTAAACGTAAAGGTATTAAATGCCTTGTAATTGATCCTTACAATAAGATAAGAGATGCAAATGCAGTGTCAGATGATGTTAATAGATATACTATGGACTATCTATCAAAGATAGAGCAGTTTTGTAAAAAGTATGATGTCTTAACATTTATAGTAGCACATCCGACTAAAATGCAACGAGATCAAAATGGAAAAATACAAGAGCCAACTATGTATAACATAAAAGGTGGTGGCGAGTGGTATGATGCAAGTTATCATGGTTTGTTGGTACATAGAGATTATGAAGCTAAAAATACTAAAGTAAAAGTATTAAAAGTTAAGTTTCAAAACCTCGGTGAAAACGGAGCAGAAACGTTTTTTACTTGGGAACCAAGATCAGGTTCATTTGTACCACAAGTTAATGTATTAGACGAAAACAAAGATGACAGCAGCCTTCCGTGGGAATAAATACAGTATGGGTGAATATGCTCGTAATGATGAAGAAGAAGCAGCTAGACTTTGGTGTCATGAAAACGATATATGTATAACACCAAGGCAAGCTAAATGGGGCGAACCTATTTGGTATATAGATATTGAGAAAGGTAAATATCCTAATCGTAAAAAGTTAGGTACAACTCCTCATGTTTATGGACCAACTAGAATATGGGAGAAAATAAGCGAATATCAATTATATTATTATAAAAAATATGCAAAATAATTTTTTTAATGCAAATCATGCTTTTAATTATTTATGGGACTACATACAAGAACAAGGTGTAGACTTTGATAATACAAAAGCTATATTCAATTGTGGTTTTTATTTAGATCAGCCAAAAGAAAACTACATAACAAACGAGATGCGTAATTGGAAACCTGATTATGCAGAGGCTGAGTGGCAATGGTACTTATCTGGCGATCCTAGTGTTAAAAAGCTAGGTGATATATATGGTAAGGTTCCACCTATATGGGAAAAAATGGCAGATGAACACGGTTACGTAAGAAGTAATTACGGTTGGCAATGGCAACGTAACTATCAATTAGATTATATAGTTAACAAGCTTAAAGATAATAAAGAAACCAGGCACGCTGCTATAAGTATATATGATTGTAAAGAGCACGGTACTTATGAGTTTGATACTCCGTGTACATATGCTGTTCAATTTACAATACTTAATGATAAACTGAATATGTCTGTTTATATGCGTTCTAATGATCTCTGGTACGGCTTTTGTAACGATCAATACTGTTTTAGTATGTTACAACAATTAGTTGCAGAGAGATTAAATATGGAGGTTGGATGGTATTACCATCACGCACATAACATGCATATATATAACGACAAATTATGACGTATTATATTTATCATATTCCAGGTAAAAAAATCGGTGTTACCTGTGATCTTAATAACCGGGTCACAGTTCAACAAGGTTATGGTCCTGATGAATATGAAGTACTAGAAAGCTCTACTGATGTAGATTATATATCTACAAAAGAGAGAAAATTACAAAGAGAATATGGATACCGTGTAGATATGGTACCATATAAAAACCTTAAACCTAAATCGAATATGAATATAAATGTAACTGAACAGACCACAACGTTTCCATGTCCAGTGGATAAATTAAAAGGTCAATTGTTTGATAATATAGGTATGTCTTGGAAAACTGATCACGGTCAGTTAGATATAACACCTAAAACAATAGACTGGATAATGAAGAACGTAAAAGTTTCTATGTTTAATAATAATAGAAGCTATGTATACAATAAAGCATTTGCTAGGTTTTACGATAACAATGACGTTTTCGCAAAACAACCTTCAGTAAAATGTTCTAAAAAACCTTTAAAAATGTTCGAGCTTATCAGGCAATGGGCTGATGAAAGAGGAATATATGACAAAGGTGATACAAAAACTCAATTAATTAAACTCCAAGAAGAAATGGGAGAGTTAGCTAAGGCTACATTAGAAAAAGATCAAGCGGAAGTTATTGATGCTATTGGTGATATGGTTGTAGTACTAACTAACTTAGCACATTTAAACAATGTACATATTGAAACTTGTATAGCTGATGCTTACAATGTAATATCAAAACGTACAGGTAAAATGGTTAATGGAACGTTTGTCAAAGATGAAGATTAAGACTAAAGACAAGATAGTACAAGCTGTACTAAGGAAGATGGACAAACGTAGTATTGTTGGCCAAAAGAAATATGGTCAAACAATGGAAAACGAAATAGAAACTGGCAAGAAAAATTTATACGACTTTTTAGTTGATGTTCAAGAAGAGATAATGGATGCGTTGTTGTATATTGAAGCAGCTAAAAAATGTATTGAAGATGAGAAGAAAGATTAGAAGAAAAAAAGGACCTGTTGCAAGTAAAAAAGTTACTTGTGACGGGATAACCTTTGCGTCAGGATTAGAAAAGTATATGCATTTAGCTCTTAAAAAAGCAAAGATACAAGCTGTGTATGAAGGACATACTTACGAGATATTTCCAGCATATCAGTTTGATTCATCAGCATATGAAAGATGTGCTAATGGTAAAGGTGAATATAAAGATCGTGGACATAAGAAAATATTAAACATATCTTATACACCAGACTTTATGGGTCAAGGCTTTATTATTGAATGTAAAGGTAGAGCAAACGAGAGTTTTCCTTTACGTTGGAAAATGTTTAAGAAGTATGTTAAAGAACATTTGCCTAATGTAATATTATATAAACCACAAAATCAAAAAGAATGCGACGAGACAGTAAAGCTTATTTTGAAAAACAAAGGAGCAAGGAGATAGCAAGACGTATGTATGCCTTGAGAAAAATTGATACATTTATAAAATGGACAATTACACAGAGAGGTTATTTAAAATGGAAGCATTTAAAAGAACAATATAAAAAGTATAATTTACCATGGCAAAATTAACATTAATGGCATATAAGTGGAAACCTAAAAAGAAGAGACCGGGAGTACACAGTAAAAATAGAAACACAAAACAAAAATCAGGTAAGTATTACGCAGGTACAGCTTACCGAGGACAAGGGAGATAATATGAAAAGTTGGGAATTAAGTTTTGGCCTGTTTACAGGTATTTTATTTGGATATAGATCGTATCCAGATGTAGAAAACAATAAAATAGATCACGTATTTTATGTATTTGTATTTGACATTTGTTTAACCTTACAATATTAATAAATGGGATTATTTGATAACAGAGTAGCGTATAAACCTTTTGAGTACCCTGAGTATTACACTGAGGGTTGGTTGAAACAAGCTCAAGCGTTTTGGTTGCATACAGAAATACCTATGTCAGGTGATGTAAAAGACTGGAACGAAAAATTAACAAAAGAAGAAAAAAACTTAGTAGGTAATATACTATTAGGTTTTGCACAAACTGAATGTGCTGTGTCTGATTACTGGACACAAAAAGTTGTATCGTGGTTTCCTAAACATGAGATACAACAAATGGCAATGATGTTTGGATCACAGGAAACAATACACGCTGTAGCTTACAGCTATTTAAATGAAACTTTAGGTCTTGAAGACTTTGAAGCTTTTTTACATGAGCCTGCAACAGCAGAAAGATTTGATAATCTTGTAGCTTATGAAGGTACTGATCCTGTTGAAATAGGTAAATCATTAGCTGTATTTAGTGCGTTTGCAGAAGGTGTTTCATTATACTCTGCATTTGCAGTACTATATAGTTTTCAAATGAGAAACTTATTAAAAGGTATAGGACAACAAATGAAATGGAGCGTGAGAGATGAATCGTTACACAGTCGTATGGGCTGTAGACTATTCAGACACATGTGTGAAGAAAAAGACTTTTTAAAAGAGTCTTGTAAACCACATATTGTAGAAGCAGCTCATGTTATGCATGATGCTGAAATGAAATATATTGACAAGATGTTTGAGGCGGGTGATATTGAGGGTATGAAATCTTATGACTTAAAACAATTTATAAAGAAGAGAATAAATGAAAAACTTGTTGAGCTCGGGTACAAAGAGCTCGCAGAAGAATTTGAATACGACAAAGAAGCCTCGGAAAAGTTGGATTGGTTTTATCATCTTACTGGTGGGCATACTCATACCGACTTTTTTGCTATTAGGCCAACAGACTACAGCAAAGCGAACGAAGGAGAAGATTTTGAAAATATTTGGTAAATAATATGTGGAGTAACAGATGGAAAAAAGGCGTTGATTACCCAGACTGGGCAGACGCCGACGTGTATAAAAAAACAATAACTGGTGGTTATCTATATAATGGAGAAACACCACGTGAAGCTTATCAACGTGTAGCTACAACTGTAGCAAAACGTTTAAACAAGCCAGAAATGGCTGATATATTTTTTGATTACATTTGGAAAGGTTGGTTATGTCTAGCCTCTCCAGTGTTATCAAATACAGGTACTGAAAGAGGATTACCAATATCTTGCTTTGGCATCGATGTTGCAGATAGTATATTAGACATAGGACAGAAAAACCTAGAGATGATGTTACTAGCTAAACACGGTGGTGGAGTTGGTGTTGGTTTGAATATGATCAGACCAGCTGGCGCAGATATTACAATGAACGGTACATCGGATGGCGTTGTGCCTTTCTGTAAAATATATGACTCTACGATACTAGCTACTAATCAAGGAGCTGTACGTAGAGGCGCTGCATCAGTTAACTTAAATATAGATCACAAAGACTGGGAAGACTGGTTAGAAATAAGAGAACCAAAAGGTGATGTTAATAGACAATCATTAAACCTACATCAGTGTACTATAATTGGTGATAAGTTTATGCGTAAACTTAGAGACGGTGATAAAGTTGCAAGACGTAAGTGGGGTAAACTACTACAAAAACGTAAAGCAACTGGTGAACCTTATATAATGTACAAGGGTAATGTAAATAAAAACAACCCTGCTGCTTATAAGGACAATGCTCTGAAAGTGTTTATGACAAACATATGTTCAGAAATAGTTTTACACACAGATGAAAATCATAGTTTTGTATGTTGTTTATCTAGTTTAAATCTAGCTAAATATCATGAGTGGAAAGACTCAAACTTAATATACGATAGTATATGGTTTTTAGACGGTGTGTTAGAAGAATTTATACAAAAAGCAAAAAACAGGAGAGGCTTTGAAAATGCTGTAAGATCTGCTGAAAAAGGTAGAGCACTTGGTTTAGGTGTTTTAGGTTGGCATACATATCTACAGCAAAAAGGCTTTCCATTTGAAGGATTATTAGCACAATATGAAACAAGAAGAATTTTTAGTCAAATTAAAATCGAGTCTGAAAGAGCTTCAATGGCTCTTGCTTCAGCTTATGGAGAACCTCTTTGGTGCGTCGGTACTGGTTTTCGCAATACCCACTTACGTGCTATTGCTCCCACTGTATCTAATAGCAAGCTTGCTGGGAATATATCCCCAGGGATTGAGCCGTGGGCAGCTAACGTCTTTACAGACCAAAGTGCAAAAGGAACTTTCATCAGAAAAAACCCTACACTTGTAGCTGAGCTAGACAAACATGGTTTGAACACAGAAAAAATATGGAAACAAATTTTAAAAGACGGTGGTTCGATACAAGGTATCAAAGCATTAGACAAAATTACTATCGGAGAACACGATATTCCGATAAAGGAAGTATACAAAACTTTCAAAGAAATTAATCAATTAGAGTTAGTTAATCAAGCTGGTATCAGACAGCAATATATAGATCAGTCTGTAAGTTTGAATTTAGCTTTTCCTTCACAAGCAGATCCTAAATGGATTAATAAAGTACATTTAGAAGCTTGGAAAAAAGGTATTAAAACTCTATATTATATGAGAACAGAGTCTGTATTAAGAGGTGATATTGCGTCTCAAGCTATGGACCCAAATTGTTTAAGTTGCGATGGGTAAATATACAATAAAAGACATATTAGATCCAGTCGATCCTAAGAGGTTCTGGCTGCATTACTGGGGTAAAAAACATTTAGTTATTAGAAGAAATATATTTAAAACTTTATTTAAATGGAACGACTTTACTAATGTATTAAATGGTTATCCTAGAAATTTAAACCACTTACAAATATTAGATTACGATGGTAAAGGTACTAAGTGGTGTTTAGATAAAGTAAAAAAAGGTAAATTAAAATTACCTATGTTAAAAAAGAAAGAAATATTAGACTTATGGAAGTCTGGTAAAACATTTGTTCTTTCAATGGCAGAATATACTAAACAAGACTTCGTTGAAATATGCGATGAGTTTGAAAGATATTTTGAAAGAGGTCAAGTTAATATATATTGTTCAAGTAAAAAAGATGCTGTTGGTTTTCCAGCGCATTGCGATAGTACAGAAAACTTTTTGTTTCATACAGAAGGTAAAGTTAAATGGACTATATATGATAACTCTGCGCCTGAAAGAAAACCTGGAAAAGTTATTGATGAGTTTGTTTTGGAAGCTGGAGATTTATTGTACATACCACAGTACAGATACCATAAAGCCGAATCACTTACGCCTAGAATATCTATAAGTATTCACTTTCCGAACAAACGAAATCAATCATTAAAGAAGTTTCAGATAACTAAAAAAGGTGCAAAAAGAGATGGTTGGTATGATTGGACACCTGAAGATCTATACTATAACAAAAAAGGTCATAGTACTAGAGATGTGCCTAGAAAATTTAGGATGGGTGGAACACAATGGAAGAAAACTTATTTTAACAATTTAAAAAAATGAATAGAGTAGCAATAGTAGAAGCTCCATACAATATTAGAAACTCAAGGTTGATGGCTAATTTAAATAACGCGTTTTGCGCTAAATGGGTTATTGACAACGTAAAGAAGATAGAGGATATTGAAACAAAAGATTATGATTGTTTAGTATTGTTTGGTGATAGAAAAAAATTACAAAAGATAGTAAATGAAAGCAGGTAAGATATGGGGTAAAACAGAAATGATCCATAAAAACGGCGTCATGGAGTTTCACCGAATAGAATTTAATAAAGGATTTAAATGCTCTGAACACGAGCATAGATTTAAATGGAACGGATTTTTTGTAGAGTCCGGTAAAATGCTTGTCAGAGTATGGCAAGAAGATCAGGGTCTTGTTGATGAAACAATACTTGAAGCAGGTGATTTTACTATGGTAAAACCTGGTAAGATACATCAGTTTGAAGGTATTGAAGATGGTGTTGCTTTTGAATTATATTGGGCTGAGTTTAATCACGATGATATAATTAGAAGAACATCTGGTACTAAGATATGAAAAATATAGCGGTAGTTATACCAGCAAGACTGAACAGTACTAGAATCAAACACAAAATGTTGATGAAGTTCGATGATGAACCTTTGATACGTCTTGTGTTTGATAAGGTACGTATGATGGGCTTTGATACATTTGTAGCAACTGATAGCAAACGTATAGCTAAACTGTTTCCTATTAAGTGGTGTATACAAACAGGTAAAGCTGACAATGGTACACATAGATTGTCTAAACGAGTTGTATTAGATTTAGTAAATAGTTACGATTACATATTAAATATACAAGGTGATATGCTTGATATAAATCTAGATACAATAAAACCTATAGTAAAAGCATTAAATCAAAAAGATGTAGTCTGTTTAACTGCTTACACAAAAGGTGCTAAATCAGATGATGTCAAAGTTATACATCAAAATGGTAAAGCAATGTGGTTTACAAGATCTGATATAGGTTACGGTGATAGACACTTAGGTATATATGCTTATAAACCTTATTTGTTAAAAGCATATAGAGTTATGAAAGATAAATATAAATCAGAAAATCTAGAGCAAAATAGGATACTAGGTTTATATGATATTGACGTAGTTGAAACTACATATGATGGTATAGAAGTTAATACTTATAATGATATAAAATGAAATACGCAGAAAAATACAAAGCGATACACGAAGGCGCTGAATATAAAATAAAAGATCCAATTACAGGCGAGTTTAGAATAAAAAAAGGTGAATATGGTAATGGTACAGGTTTTAAAACTGTATTAAAACCTCTTAAAAAGTTTATTGATGAACATCCTGGAGCTATGGTATTAGATTACGGTTGTGGATCTGGTAAAGCCTGGGATCATAAGCTAGCTATTTACAATGGTGAAAAATATACTAAACCGGGTAAGCGTGTTCCTGATAAATACGACGCTATGACAATGACACAATATCTTGGCGAAAACTTACAAGGTTTTTACAGGTACGATCCTTTTCACCCTAAATATTACATGAGACCACCAGCTATTAAGTTTGATTTAACAATTGTTAATGATGTTATAGAGCATGTGCCACTAGAAGAAATACCAGCATTGCTAAGAGATGTAGCTGATTTAACTTGTACTTGTGGCGCTATACTAATGTCAATACCAGCAAGTCCTTCGTATGCACATTTTATGGACGGTGAAAATATGCATTGTACGTTAATGCCAAGAGATGAGTGGAAAAAATTATTAAGAAAATATATACCAAAACATAAACTAATAATAAACTTTACACCATGAAAAAACCAATATTAATAGCTGGACCGTGTAGTCTAGAAGGTAGAATACAAGCTCATGAAATATCTAGTAAATGCGAAGAGTTAGCAGATAAGTATGGCTTTGATTATTATTTTAAAGCATCGTTTGATAAAGCTAATAGAACATCTGTAAACTCTAAAAGAGGTATTGGTATAGATAAAGCTATAGATATATTTGCTGAACTAAAAGAATTAGGTGGTTGTAAGATTACAACGGATATACATGAACCTTGGCAAGCAGAAAAATTAGCTGATGTTGTAGATGTTATACAGATACCAGCTTATTTATGTAGACAAACTGATTTATTAGTTGCTGCAGGTCATACATTTAAAAACGTTAATATTAAAAAAGGACAGTTTATAAATGGTAGCAATATGGTACACGCTGTTAATAAAGTTAAAAGCACAGGTAATAATAATATTATGCTAACTGAAAGAGGTAGTATGTTTGGTATGGGTGATCTTGTTGTAGATTTTAGACAGATCGTAGATATGAAAGAATTAGACGTGCCAGTTATAATAGACTGTACGCACTCAACACAAAGACCTAATTCAGGTAGCACAACGGCTGGTCAACCGCGCTATGCTATACACATTGCAAAAGCTGCAAAAGCAGTTGGTGTTGATGGTTACTTTTTTGAAGTACACGAAAATCCTAGCGCTGCATGGAGTGACGGGTCTAATATGATTAAGTTAGATAAATTTGAAGAAATATTAAAACAATTAGTATGAGAGTATTTATAGGGCATGATAGTAGATACCCAGACGCTACTAAAGCATGCTATAATTCGATTAAAAAGTATAATAAAGATATTAAAGTAATACCTTTGTATAAACATAAGTTAGAGAAAAAAGATATATATAATAGATCAAAATCTACAGGTGAATCAACAGAATTTTCGTTTACTAGATTTTATGTACCGCTTATGTCTGCTTATAAAGGTTTATCTATGTTCTGTGATAATGATTTTATATTTAGAGATGATGTTGCTAAAGTGTTTGATTATTTAAAACAAGATGATTTAGTAGCTTGTGTTAAACACGAGTACTATGATATTAAAAGCACTAAAATGAACGGTATTGTTAACAAGTCATATCCTAGAAAAAATTGGAGTTCATTAATGGTTTTTAACAACGAAAAATTAAAAGACATTTTAACAAAAGAATATTTAGATAATGCTAGTGCTGCTGATTTACACCAATTAGCTTGGGCTGAAAATAAAATAAGTGAAATAGATGGTACTTGGAATCATTTAGTAGGTGAACAACCTTACTCTGAAGAAAATCCAGCTAAAGGTATACACTTTACAAATGGTGGACCTTGGTTTGAAGAATATAAAGACTGTCAATTTGCAGATGAATGGAGAAAGATATTAGGAAAATAGTAAAAGACAAATCAGTTATATTTGTTGGTAATTCTGTAGAAATAATGAAGCATGAACATGCTAAGTTTATAGAAAGCCACGATATAGTTGTTAAGTTTGGTAGAGCATTAGAAGCTACACCGTTGCAAGAAAAATCACTAAGTAGCAGGGTTGATGTATGGGTTACCGGTCAGTTTAGATCTCATGCATTTAGAAAAATGAAAGATCATTTTAAACCTGGTGGTAAGTTTGAAAATACACATATATTATTAAATAGATCAAGAGGTAACTTTCATTTAAAAGAGTTTGTTATTGAAAAACACATGTGTCCTCATTTAATAAAATATGGTTATCAAGAAATGTATAGTGATAAAGAAATTATTGATACTATGAAAGTTTTTGATAGAGATGTTATAGGCACTGATCTTAGACCATCAAGTGGTTTTTTAACTATACTATGGTTTATAGAAAAAGTTAAAACATATAAAAGCTTGTCATTAATAGGCTTTGACTTCTTTACAAAATCAACACCAGCTAAAAGAGTTGGTTATAATAAAAAATCTAAAAAATCAAATATTAGTGCACACGATCCGCATAGCTGGCATTTACCTATATATTTAAGACCAGCAAGTGCTCATGATACTTATCTCGAAGAACAATTTGTTTCTTGGTTAACAAGAACAAATCAAGTTACTTGGCATATATTAAGTGATTTAAAAAAGAGAAGTATTAAGTATACAGGCTGGGCAAAGAACTTGCCAATGATAATAACAGCCTCTAATCAAAGAACGAAATATTACAAATCCAGAGTGCAACCAACTCAGCTAAAACCTCAATAAGTAATATAACTAGTATAGTAACAATATACTCCCACCAGTCGTACTTTCCATTATTATTAAAATCTAAGAATCTCATTTAGCGCCACATGGTTTGCCATTGGCAATGTTAACCCATCGTTCTTTTTGGAACCAGTCGCGCAACGTAGCTCCTTTTTTTCTAGCGCCTTTTACATTAGACTTACTAGATCTTTTGTATTTACCTTGAGCCGCAGCAGTACGTTTAGCACGTATTACTTTTTGCCTTTCAGCTTTGCTCATGCTTTTGTACTTTTTGTATGGTAGACAAACTTTCTTTGTTCCACCACCTTTTATTTTACTTTTTGGCATTTTTAGGTTTTTTATGACCACATCCTTTTTTCATAAGTGCTTTGTGTTTTTTAACACTACTTACATCATGGACAGATCCGTCCTTACAATACATTTTATGCTTTTTCATAATATTTTGCTTTTTTATTTGCGTCTTTTTCCCAAGGTAAACCTCGACTTTTTGTGTTTATATAATCAGTTGATATTTTTAAGCTTTTACCACCTGGATTACCTTTCCACTTATAGTATAAACTATTAAATTGTAATTGTGGCTCATGATCTTCACCAGCTAAACTCATTTGTAGTTTATGACCTTTTTCATGCTTTATAGTTTTAAGCATGTTTTTAGGACTTAAATCTTTATTTACAAATATAGTTTTATTCTCATCAATATAACCCCAATGTCTTTTAGTAGGCATATCAACAAGTTTAATAACATTATCTAGTTTATTAGAGCTTGGATGCAAGCTTAATAACTGATGAAACGATTTCATTTTAAACGCCATTATTTCTTTTTTCTTCTAGTTTTTCTAGCTTTTCTTTTTTTCTTTCTAGCTGCTTTCTTTTCGTTTTTTGATGCCCAAACTGCTTTACGTTGAGCTGCACTTGCATATCCCATTATTTTCTTCGTTTAATTTTTTTACAACTACCTGGTGAAAATGGCTTTTTACCTTTTACTGGCGCATATCCTGGCCAGCATCTACCTTTCTTTTTACTTTTTGCCACCTTTACCCATTTTACCTGGTCCACCTTTTTTAGTACATCTTACACCCCATCCTGAAGCATAAGCGCTAGGCCAAACCTTAAATTTTCTTTTAGCTGCAGCTTTACAAGCTGGACTAATTTTTCCCATTGCCTTTAAATTTTTCAATTGAACTTATACCAAAGCATCCTAAAGTAACCCATACAAACGAGTTGTAAACAACTTCATTTATAATAAGATCTTTGTCTGCAAAAAGACTTGTGCATAAATCAGCTACAGCAAAACATACCATAACTACAAATGATGCAAAGCCTACTATATTTTTTTCGTTAATATCGTTTTTATCTTTAAATAATGTCCACATATTATTTCTTTTTACCACCATATGAATATGGAAATAAAGCGTTCATAGCTTTACGTCTACCTTCACAACCACATGGTATGTTTAAACCTTTTGATACTCTATCTACAGCAGACTTAATACCAGTCTTAGTAGTGAATTTATGTATAGTGTCTCCTAATCCTCTTGATTTCATAATATTAACATCTCCATCTTCTACGTGCTGCTCTACCTCTTGGTCCTTTCCAATTTTTAGATCTAGCACAAAATGATTTTCTTCTTTTAGCAGCTTTGCTGCCAGGTTTAACTTTACCTGTTACAGCTGTTTTTAATTTACTACCAGGATTTTTACGTCTATAAGCCGCAACACCTTTTTTAGTCATACCAGCGCCTTCTTTTACAGTTCTAAAGTTTCTGTTCTTACCTTTGGTAGTTTTTCTTACGTCTGGTTTTCTTTTTCTTTTAGCTGGCATTATATTACCATGTATTTAGTTTTACCGCCTTCACGATAAGCTTTTAAACATCTATTTCTATTTTCGTCTGGGTGTACATAGCTAACATGCACCCAAGCTGGATTACTATCATCACCAAACTCCCATATCATTTGGTCGTAATCTAAATTTTCTTTAATCCACTTATACATATCAGCATTAGACATGTTGCCATACGTGTCATCAATATCCATTGCTTGACCGTGACAATGCTGTGATTTTGCTGATCCACCGATCGCAGCGTTAAGTTCTGGTCCACGATAAAACGAATTTATCTTTATAGGACCTCCTACGTGCTCTCTAAGAGGCTCAAATACTTTTTCTGCAATAAGCTTCATGTTTTCTAAATGAGACTCAGAGGGATCATTTTTTAAACCTAGCCTTAAAGCAGTAATACTATGTATTCCTTCTTTATAAGATACGTGTTTACTTATTCTATCCATTTTTAAGTGCTTTTTTTACAGCTCTAGCTTTACGCTTTATTTCAGCTGCTTTGCCAATTATAATGTCGTCTACTGTAGTTTTAGTCCACAATAAAACCCACATATCTTTCCAATATTGTTTAGTTAATTTCCACATATTTTTTTTTATTAAATAAATTTATAGTCACGCTTATTGTTATACCGCCAAGCGCTGTAGCGGCTAAATCTTTTGTATCAAACTTATTTTTGCTTTCAGTTGCATCAAGAAGTTCTTTTGCTGTTCCTGCTAATAAAGCAGTACCTATGCCTGCTAGCATGGCTTTCTTTTTATCTTTTGTTTTTTGCCAGACATAAGTATAACCAGTAGCTCCAGCTATAGTACCTGCGGCAAAATGTAGTTGTTTATCTCTTGGTATCTGAGCGTTAGCAAAGCCCACAATACCTATTACAAATAGGACACATAATTTAAAATTTACTTGCGTTATTAATTTCATTGATGGCTTCTTGAATATCATTTAAATCTGCTGGTAACATAAGATCTAAACCAGCTTTAAAAACAGTTTCTTTTATACCGTCTTTAAATATTATTAACGTGGGTGCCATACGAACCCTATATTTCTTTTTAGCTTCTGGAGCCTTAGCTATATCAATTCTATAATATACAGCATCTTCTAACTTATCCCACTCTGCAAAACAATTAGCTTCATTAAACTTAGCCCAAAATTCTACAATAACAGGTTTTTTATCATCATCACCAAATGCATTATGGCTATTTATTATGTCCTCAAAGTTATTATCTGTAATCCAATATTTTTCAGGAACATCTGATTGACTATATGATATAAGTGGAATTAACATTAAAATTAAGTACTTCATTTTTATTTTTTTTGTAGTTCGTATAATCTTTCGTCGATCTTATCTAGTTGCTCTCTCATTGCTTCAACATCTTCTTGAGTATCTAATATGGTCTGACGAATTAACTCATCTTTTAGATCATACTCTATTCTATCAATAACAGGTTCTGGTAATTCTTTTGCTAAAGCTATATCAGCTTGTAAAGCAAACCACATAGCAGCTAAGCTAAATATACCTGCTCCAGCTAGCCCTATTGTTTTTAAATCTAATGTTATTTTAGTTTCTTCTCCAATTTGTTTTGCCATGATTATCTAAATGTGTAGTTAATTCCAAAGTTTGAGTTAAATATTTCTGAGTCCCAGAATTTAGTATATTCACCTTCAATAAACACACCAATTGATTTGCTTATTTTAACACCAAATACCATACCAGCTTGATAATCACTCCATTGTTCACCTTCTAGTAAATTATTATGACCACCTTCACTCCAACTGTTTCTATGTAAGTAGCTAAAGTCTTCATTACCTTGCACATATTTGTGGTATGGTAATATCCAGTTACCAAACGCGTGAAACCAAAAGTTGTTTTTGTAGTGATAAAAGTCAAAACCGACGATTGGTGCAATCTCGGCAAAAGCATCAAGCTCAGCCCATGCTTCTTCATTATATCGATTTAATAGACCAGGCATTACGAGATCTCTAAACTGTGCATCTGTCCAAGCAACAATATCACCTTCTGGATTAGTCCAATACCAATCACTAACAAAATCACCAGTTTCATCTGTTCCTGAATAATACCAATCATCGTATCCATACTCGAAACCCAAAGTGTACCAGTAATTAACAGTTCCTCCGTCTTCATCTGTTTCATTTAACCATATCTCTACAGGATTATAACCGTAAGGACGTTGATGTGTTCTGTATATTGCACCAGCAGATATACTAAATTTCTTACCAATAGGTAACCTGGCTCTTAATTCACCAGATGTATATTGAAAACCAACATTACCAGCTTCTCTAGCTTCAAACTTAGCTATATGATAATCACCAGTATGTCTTATAAATAATCTTTTATTGTCGAACTCGTTACCGTTTCTTCTTTCTTTTTCCCAATGTAGCATGTATTCTAAACCTTGAACGGCTGATGTAGGTGCTGATAAAGCTACTTGTTTTTCTATTTTGTTATTACCAGTCCAGAAATTACCAGGTTTTACTTCATAACCAAATCTAGCTAATTTACGTATACCAAACCCATATCTGTAATCAAACGGGTGATATATTGTTTGATCTACAACATCTGGTATTGCGTAGAAATCATCAGGGTTTGTACGTATGAAATATTTAGGTTGTTCTTCTTTTGCATTACCTATGTTACCGGCAGCATAAAAAGTTCCGTACTTTAAAAAATCTTTATAAACTTCTTTAAAAAAGTTTTTCTTTTCTTCTTGTGCAATAGAATTAAAGCTTATAAATAATGCTAATATTGTTAAAATTTGTTTCATCTGTAGTAAAGTTGTTATAGTTTAAGTAATCACTTGTTTTTGCCAATAATTTAATTAAGTCTCTTTCTTTTATTTGTGGTTTTGACATTTTTGTCTTTTGATTTACCACTTGTAGTATCATCATCTTGTATGTTAAGCTGCCAGTCTCTCCAACCTAAAGCTAAAGCTATTCTTTGCCAAGACTCAGCTTCTGAATTTATTATTTGGTCTAAGCTTTCTATTTTTTGATATACTCTATCAGTAGGTATATTTGTTGCTGCTGATATTACGTTAGCATACGATTCTATTATAGGACTAGTAGGATCTAATAAGCTTTTTTCAAGTATTTCTTTTTTATTAAACTTGTAAGTAGTTAAAGCAGAATATGTTTTTCTAGCTTTACTACCAAGTGGTGGTGAAACATTAATACCTTCTATTAATACGTAAGCATAATCTGCTCTTCCACCTGGTTTTTCATTTTCTTTTTGAAACTTAAGTACCATATTTTTTAATGTAGCTACTACAGCTCCTTTTATACCCATACCTCTTAATATAGAATCAGCCATACCATTAGCTATACCAGAGTATCTTTGTCTTTCTTTTTCGTCTGTTTCATCATCGTCGAATAACATTGCAAATAACGCTTGTTGCATACTGTGGAATAATATGTTTTGCATACCCATATAATATGTTATTCTGCTCATTTGTATTATTCTACTTTTTGCTAAGCTATTATATTCACCAGTAACAGGATCGTAAACTCTTCTGTTATTTAAAAGATCTAAAAACTCTTTTTTAGATTTTCTATTATACTGCATCGTAACGTTGTTAAACGCTAGTAAAACTCTACCAAGCGGACTTGCTTGTTCTTGTGATATAACATCTGGTCTACCTGATTGCTGTGTAGTTTCTGCAACTTCTTGCATGTCAATAAAAGCTTTTTGTTCAGCTTCTTTCTTTGTCATACCTTGCTTAATATACGTGTTAGTTCTGTTTCTATATAAACTAGCACCACCTAAAGCAATAGCAAAGCTATCTGCCATTTGTGTAGGTAAAAATCCTTTTTCTAACAACAATGATATTGCCCTTCTAACTGGGTTACGAGAACCTCTTACAGCATCAGATATTTCTTGCCAGTTAACATCTTGCTGCATACCACCTCTTCTTTGTTTCAAAAAGTCTGAGTTAAATATAAAACCAAAATCTTTCCAAAACTGTTTTTGATTACCAAAAGCAGCTCCAGCGGCTAACATATTATTATCGCTATAGTTTACAAAGTTTGTAAAAGATATTGTCTGTAATACCGCTGATCTAGTATTTAAAAACATTATAGTACCAGTAGCACTATTTATCCAGTTCATAGTTCTATTTACTAGTCTATTATTTCCAAAAACTCTATTAGTGCCTTTTTCAATTCTATATAAAATATCTTCTAACGCTTCTCTAAAATCACTACCGTATACAGCTTGTATTTTATTCATATTTTCTGGAGAAAGTATGACATTTTTATTATCAATAAATTCTTGTAAATATTCGCTTCTTTTTAAATATTGATTTATTTCCTGTATATCTAAACCTATACTACTACCTAACCAGTCATCTTGTGGAGCTGGCCAACCTTCTTCTAACTTAGTTATCTTTACAAGATCATTAGCATAGGCTTTCATTTCAGGGTTACTGTTAACTATTTTAACTAAAGCTTTAACATCTGTTTTTGACAAGCCTGGTATTTTCATTCCTTGTTTTGTCCACATGTAAACTCTTACAGCAACATCATTTGTAAAATTATTATAACCAGTGTCTTTTTTCAAAGTGTTAGAAACGTTTTTATACTTTTTCTTTAAAGCCTCATAGTCATTACGTAAGGCTTGTTTAGCAGCGTTTAAAGCATTAATACCTCTAGCAAGTGGTCTTACTAAATTATCTTCAAAAAACATTTTATGCTGCTCACCTTGTTTACCTTTACCCATAAACTGATATAATAAACCTAAAAAGTCTTCTGCAGAAGGTTCTATTATTATATTCCATCTACCTTTAAAAGCGCCTCTTGCTTTTGCTGCTGCGTCAGAAAATCTAGTCTCAGATCTTATACCTTTTGTTTCCTCTAGTATTTTGTTAAATCTATCGTTTAAAGATTTGTTCATTTTAGCCTGTTGTACATCAGACTTGACATCAGCAATATCTAAAACTTTTTGTACAGCTTCGACATTTTTAATAGCATCATCTGCAAAATAAAAATCATTATAACCTTCAGCGACTTTATTCGTTATCCAATCAGCTTTTGCTTGAGCCGTGCCGTTTTCTAGACCAGTTATATTTTCTAGTTTTAAGTTCAGCCCTAAACCTTTAGCAAATTGTTGTATTGCTCGCGCCGATGCTTGTGGTCTTGCTGTTAATATAAAAATATCTTTATTGCCAAATTTAGCTTGTCTTTTTAATGCTAAATCAAACAAAGGACCTTTTCTACCTTTAACAACTTTATTAAATTCTACAAAATCAAATGTAGCTCCTTGTGATTCTAAGTTAGCAGACTCAAGCGCAAACTCAGCTGGTGTTATTTTTTTAGTTGTACCATCAGGCATATTTACTATAACTCTACTATTTGATATAGCTACAGTGTCATCAAAGTCTAGCACAGTAATACCTTTTCTAGTTTTATCTATTTTATTTATTTCGTATACAGCTTTATCAAGTGTTCTAGCTTTATTTAAAGATCTGTTTTTCTTGCTTAATTCAACATTTGCTGTATTTTTAGCAACTTGCTCTGATCTATGTATTCTAAATTTAACACCTGTTGTGCTATACACATTATTTATATCACTCTGTTTAAGGTTATTAATTCTATCAACAGATGTAGTAAAATTAGTTTTACCTAATTCATTATCTAAATTACCAGTTATATCTGCAAACGAAGCCATTTGAGTATATTCGTTTAGATTATCATCTACCCAAGCATCTGTATCAATATCTTCTGCTGTAGTTATAACATAAGATAATTGACCCATTGTGTTTACATTAACCTTTAAATGCTCACCATATAACCTAGTTCCTTTTGCTTTTAACTCTTTTGCATCTCGTTGTTTACCGTCTATTGTTAAATAATTCCATGTAGTTAAAGATTTAATACCTAAAGCAGCATTGCTTTGACCTTGTAATATAGCTAAAGCACTGTTTATTTCTATTTTACCCTCTTGTACTAATTTTCTAAGTTCTTTTAATATAAATTTTAAAACAACAGTATTAGCATCGTTTATTGCTTCTATTTGACCTTGATATTCTGCTAATTTAGCTAGCTGAGCATTTTTACCACTAACGCTATATATGTCTTTCATTATATCAAACATTACGCCTTTTTGACTATTGTAAGAACGCATGTCTATTAATGCTCCTATTTGATTTCCTTCTTCATCTAAAGATAATAATTCATCAGGTAAAGTTTGATTATTATCCTTTAATAACTGCTCTATTTCATTTCTTTGATTAAAATAATCACCTGTAGCACCTGGTATAATATTACCATCAGCATCTTTTTTTGATGCCGCTGGATCCATAAATCTTCTTATATATAACAACATTGCTATTTCAGAAGAAACATTATCGTTATTTTTGTTTTTATACAAGTTATATATAATCCTGCCTATAGGTGATTTAGCTATTGTTTTATTGTCTTTATGTACTTGATCTTTATCAACCTTACTAAATACATAATTATCCGTTATATCTTTAGGCACACCATTTCTAAACATAGCTGCCTTAAAACCTGTGGCAGCATAAGCACCTTTTTGCTCTAACTCTCTAAAATGTTCTATAAACTCAACAGGATATTTTTTAAGAGCTTTGTGGTTCCAAACGTCATCAGTAGCAAAATCATCAATAGTGTCATTGTTTTTATATATAATAGCAGCTATAGCATTAAAATCTTTTATAAACTGTTTACCATTATTCATGTATTGATCAGCTATTCTAGATTTTAATACCCTGTTCATTTTAGCGTTACCTCTATCAAGCTGTCTACCTATTTCAGCCACGTAGTTATCCTGTAGTGTAAATTTTCTTATTTCAGCATTTCTATTTAACGCTTCCGTTAAAGGACCTTCAACCTTTAAATCATTTCTAAATATATCTAAACCTATTTCAGCTGCTATTTGTTGTGATAAACTTTCTTTTTTAGCAGCAATAATTTTATCATTTTTAAAGAATATATCTGTCCACTGCTCATCTGTAATAGAGTTTTCTACATTATCTTTTCTTCTCATTATCTGTGGACCAGATGTCATACCTGTTTCTTTGGCTGAAGCTCTATCTATTTTTTTACCTTGCCAATCAGATACAAATTCACCGTTAACTTGTTTTTCTATAGTTTGTGGTGCAAATCTAGATAAAAAGCTAGTCGTCATGTTTTCTAATATAGCTTTTTTATTTTTAAGTAAAAAATCTCTAAACTGATTATCTTTTATACCACCCATAGCTTTTCTAATGTCTATGTCTGCTTGTTTCATTATAGCTTTTCTAAGCTCAGAAACAAATGGTGTTACTGTTTTGTTTTTACTTATAGCTTCGTATATACTATTGTTTAATGTAGTTATTTGTATCTTTAATTTATCTGTAATAGATTTTATAACTTTATCATCAAACATTTTTGATTCTAACAATGTGGTGTAAGAAGCATCTATTTCGTTTTTAATATCTTGCTCTAGATCAAATTCTGTGTCTGCAACTTGTTTAGCGCCTTCACTTACAGTTACATCATCTTCAAACTGTTCTTTTGTCGCAGCTTTTCTACCTAAAACACCATCAGCTTTTCTTCTTACAAAACCGTTTATCCAACCTGTTAAGTTTAACTTTTCGTTTTGCGCAGCCATTTCAGGATCAAAATTTCTTATATGTGGTATTAACTCTGCTACAACCTCAGATATAAAATCTTCTCTACTAAAACCAGGTAAAGCACGCATATCTTGAGTTATACTACCAGCAGCTATTTTATCTAAAGTTCCAGCTGAAAATAGTTTACTTATTGCAGCATCTGCACCACCACCGTTTTTCCACTGATCTTTTGTGGTGTTTTTATCGTATGTAGAATTTATTAAAGCTCTACTTTTTTTATCTGTTTTAGGTTGTGCAACATTTTCTTTACCTTGAAAACGTCTTATACCTTTACCAACCTTAACACCTTCTTTTATAGCTGTTCTTTGTGCTCTTGTAAATCTACCTTTAGCAATTGATTTATTATAATCTTTTATAAAGTTATATACATCTTCTTCTGTATTGAACTCTATTTTACCAAAACCTATATCTTGCAATAATCTTCTTAAAGCATCTTTTATTTTAGTTAAAGTACCTTCTTGAAACTTTATATCACCATAAGCTAAAGCATCTGAAAATAAAGTTAATACTTCTTCAGCTCTTGTAGCATTAGGATCGCTTTGATATAATTTTAATCTTCTATAAAAATCTTTTTTACCTTGATTATTTGTAGGTTTGCTAGTATCTAATGTATCTAATTTACTTTTTAAAGCTTCTGCTAAACCTCTTACAACATTTTTACCTGTTATTTCACCGTCTTTTAAGTTATATAATGTATTAAATAAAGCTGCGTGTAATACTTCGTGTTGAGCTGTAAATACCTCACCAAGCTCTGCAGCTTTTTGCTCATCTATTATTATAGTTCTACCATCAGCACTTATATAACCTGTAGCGTCAGCGTCCAAAGCTATTGATTTTTTACCTGCTTTTTCTTGAGCTTCCTTAGCATCTTTAGCAACTATATATTCTATTTCTCTGTCTAAGTCTAAACCACTTATTGCTTTACCTGCTTTTGCTGTAACATCTCTAACTTTACTTAACGCTGCTATTTTAGCTAGTTCTAAATCTATTTCTACGTTTCTATCTAATAGATCTTGTACTAGAGCTTTACCATCTTTACCAGCTTGTTCTATTTGTTTACTGTTGTTTATTTTTTCAAGAAGCAACTCTAATGCTTGCTCTCTTTTATCAGCTATGTTTTTAGGCATTGAAAAGTCTGCTTCTCTTATTTGCGCTATAGCTTCTTTCTTTTCAAGATATTCGTCTTGCTCAATATCACCATTTTCTAAAGCTTGATCCAACGCTTTAAATTGACTATTGTAAAAAGCTTCCATTGATTTAGGATCTAACTTACCAATAGCTATTTTAGTAAATGCTTTTACTTCATTTACAGTTTGTTTAGCAATACCAGCACTAAAAGGAAGAAGTGTACCAATTAAACCACCAGCACCTGCAGCTTCTATATAGTTTTCACTTTTTAGATTTTGCCCAAGGTTTTTCATACGTTCATTTAGCGTTTCACCTATTGCAAACCTACTTACATCTTCAAAACCTGTTTGAAATGTTTCTGTTATACTTTCTGCTAAACCTGCTTTAAAACTATCAATACCACCTTGTCCTAATACTGGTAATACTTTTTTAAATTGACCCCTTATTATTGATGATCCTAAATTTTTTAACAAAGCAGCACCAGCTTTAAACTGTGGTATCATACCAATTAGTTCAGCTGCTCCATAAGGTACCGCGAGCATATTAGCTGTTTTAACATCTTCTTTCGCTTCTTCTGTTTCGTTATAGTCACTCATTAATCTAGCAACTTCTTCTCTGTTTTCAGGGTTGTTTATATAAGCATCGTCAAGATTATTTTTCTTTTTTACTTTTTCTAACACCCTATCAATATACATATCACCACCACCACTAACAGCTGTACCTATACCTAATGTAGCCATTGCAAAAGCCATTTCAGGAACCTGATCACCAAGTAACTTATATACTTCTTTCCAACCTCCACCTTCTTCAAAAACTTTTGAAAACTTAGCCGCTTCAAAATTAGAGTCAGTAGCTATTCTGTCTAATATTTGCAAAGCATCCATGTTACTTTCAACTTTGTTTTCTTTTAGTTGCTCTAGTTGTACTTTTTTAGCCTCACCGTAGGTCATCTTTTTATTGTAACCATAAGCACCTTGCTGTCTAACATCTTCAGTATCCATAACTCTTTTACCTTCTTCGTTTGTACTGACTATGTGACCTCTGTCATTTATATAAACAATTGAGTCATCATTTATTTCGCCTGACTCATATCTTTTATTTATTTTATCTGCATTAGCTATAAGAGGGTTATATATCTTGTTTGATTTAAATTTAGCATTAAAATCTATCATTCTAGATTTTATTCTTTTACCACCACCAAACATATGATAGCTAAATATATTATCTGTGTCAAAAGCTCCTATATTTATACCTAATATTTCATTTGGTGAATCTAAGCCTAACATATCTCTAGCTGCACCTTGTTGTTTTTCTTGATCAGCTAATATAACTTGCATTTGCTCGTGAAAACCTTTTACACGATCTAAAACTCTTATATCAGAAAATACAAGTGTATTAACAAAATCACC